CCAACTTCCAGAAAGTGAAGTTACTGTTACTGCAATTAATCCAAGTGCAACAGAAGCACGTGTTACATTTGAATGCTCATTTAAAAGAACAGATGCAAAGCGTAGTAAATTGTTTCTTGAAGGTGTAGATTGCAGTAGAGATAGCGAAACTGCAAACTATTGGATACTTCCTGTAAAGAAGTAATTTTCTCATAAATATCTACATGAGAGCCGCAGAATTTGTCGTAGAAGCTAAAGCTAAAACGCATGGTGAGCATGTTAGCACAATGCCACCAAGTTTAGTATATCCTGATATGGATTCAGGTTATGATTATTATCGTTTTATGACAGTTGTTGCTGCACATCCACATCACAAAGCACCACATGAACATGAACATTTCCGTGATCAACCACTTGCAGCAGCTTATAGTCCACAAGAAATGGATATGTTGAATAATGCACTAAAAGGTCTTGGACATAAATCAAAGTGGATTACAAAAGAAAAAGGTCGTGAACCAGACTCTAATAATAAAGTAAGTCCTGTTCCACATAACAGTGGAGCAAGGAGAAAAAAATGAGATTTAAAGAAATAATAGAATCTCTTGGTCATAGTAAATTACCTAAAAATGCAATATTTGGTATACCAGGTGCACGTGTTTGGCCTCAATTAAGTAACGGTAATCCATACGATATGTATAGAATGTTAGTAGCAATGGCAGGTTGTCCCGATAATGATATGCCTAAAGATGGTCCAACAGGACCAAATATGGTTACAATAAGTTATACACCAGCAGATGAAGAAATTGCTATTAAGGCTGGTAAAAATATGGGATATACAAGTAAAGAACTCACGACAAAAGATAGCAGCGAAATGCCTCAAATTAATAAAACAAGTCCAGTGCCTTTTAATAGTGGCAAATCTAAAAGAAAATGAGATATCAAGAATTTGGTGATGATAAAAGTCTTGGATATGCTACAAGTAAGCATGGAACTCACTTGCATAATCGTGAAAAACGTGAAAAAATAAAACCAGGTACAGAAGATTGGTTTAAATTATGGTTTGCAAGACCATTTTTAACTCATGAAAAACCCCCAAAGAAAAAATGACTTACAATATAATTGTATATTGTTTAAATTTTTTTAATAAAATATTTAATTTTGATTATGAACAGTGCTATGATTTTGATATTTTTAAAAACTCTAAATCATTCCGTGTTCTTATAAAAAGAGAAGATATTTTTTACAACAGTGTAATTTATAATATAGAAAAACGTGTAAATGAATACAGTGAATTATTAAAATATTGTGATTTACTAATAATTTATTGTGATGAACTACATTGGTATCATTATAATATCGTAAATAAAATTTCAATTTTAGAAAAATTAAAATCACACAAAAATATTGTTTATATTTTTCCTGGCACAATATCATCTAATGAATACAGTGTAGCAAATAATTTAAGTTGGCTTAAACAATGCAAAGATTTATATACTGATCTATATTTCAAACTTAATGAATTAAGTAAAAGAACTAATAAAGAGTTTATATTTGATGCACTTATGGGAACTAGAAGAGAACATCGTGAATTTGTTTATAACAAAATAATAAATTCAAGCATTAAAGATAAAATTCTTTTAAGCTATAATAATAATGCAAAAAGTATAAGTTGGTATAAAGATATAGATTTTGACTATGATTTTCAAATTAATGATGTGTCAAAAACTTATAGTAACCAACCAGTCAAATACTATGGAAAAGATATATGGATTTCACACCAGATACCCATTGAAGTTTATAATAAATCTGCTTATAGTATTGTAACTGAAACTGAATTTGATAATGGTATTTGTTTTCCTACTGAAAAAACAGCAAAACCTATAATTGCTAAAAGATTATTTGTAGTATTTTCAGGGTTAAAATATTTAAAATCATTACACAATTTTGGATTTAAAACATTTGGTGAAATTATAGATGAATCATATGATGAAATAGAAAATAATGAAGCTAGATGGGAATGTGCTTGGAAAAGCATTGAAAATCTTTCGCAATTAAATCAATCACATGTTTTAGAAAAAATAAAACCAATAGTAGAACATAATTTTAATCACCTTATGAATTTTCCATTTGATGATTTTGTTAAACAACAATGCACGGAAATATTGGTAAATAAATATAATGAGAGCAAAAGAATTTATAGCTGAACAAGAAGATTACGAAAAAGACTTTGCGGCTGACCACAAAGATTATGAAGTGCGTGAAGTTCCTGGTGCTTTCATAATTCCAGATGCCAGCCAAAACTTTTATAGAATGTATCGTTATGGTATTCTTATGGCTCGTAGTCCTGAACCACAACCAGATGCTTATGATGACCAAACTGCACTTGGTGATAAATTAATTATTGCACCTTATAGTGATGGTGATATGTTGGCAATGCAAGGTGCAAGTAAAGCAAGTGGTCACGCCGCAGTAAAATCACATAGTTACACTAATAAAGCAGAACATAGTGATGTAAATCAAGTTAGTCCAGTGGCAAAATATGTTCCAACCCGCCGTCCTAATTAATGTAATCACGCCAACTTGGATGTTTTAAATCATAAGTGTATTGTTTGCGACGAGCACTTAATGTCCAGTAATCAGGTTTAAATGGTTCACGAATTGGTTTACGCATACGATTAGCCTTACGACTATTGCATGGAATACAACTTGTCACACAGTTTTCCCAATTTGTTTTACCACCTTTGCTTAATGGCATAACATGGTCAATGTTTAATTCATGATAATCAAATGTTTCAGCACAATACTGACATTGGAATAGGTCACGAATATAAAGATTCTGCCGACTAAAACGGATACCTTTATTAAAACTATGATAATCTTTTGTAATAGCCAACGCAGGCACCTTCATAGTCACACTTGGACTATGAACTTCCCAGTCATCATAATATTCCAAAATCTTAATGCGATCCATAAAGTGTAATTTGACACTTTGTTGCCATGGAATTACGCTTAACGGAAGCCAAGATAGTGGTTGATAATTTGCGTTGAGTATGAGAGTATCCAAGTTAAACCTCGTTGATAAATAATATAAATGGTAGTTTGATGTATTTACAAAACAAATATACTGCAATATATCACAGAATTGTCATTAATGCAAGAAAAAGAATATTGTCTCCTGAAATTTATACAGAAAAACATCACATTATACCAAAAAGTTTAGGCGGAGATAACTCACCAGAAAATATTGTTGCCCTTACACCCAAGGAACATTTTATTTGTCATTTATTATTACCAAAAATGGTTGAAGGAGATAATAAAAGAAAAATGAAATACGCATCGTGGATGATGATAGTCGGCATAAAAAGATATAAACCAAGTGCTAGAATATATGAAATGTTAAGAAACCAGATGGCGGAGGCAAATAAAGAAAGAATTGGACCAAATTTGGGTAAAAAATTATCTGATGAATGGAAGCAAAATATAAAAAATGGTTTAACGGAAGAAATAAAAAAAAGAATTAGCGATGCAAGGAAAGGGCAAAAAAGCCCAAGAAAAGGGGTTAAACTTTCCGAGGAATCAAAGAAAAAAATATCATTATCAAGAGGTTCTTACGGCAGAAGATTTGGACCACACACAGAAGAAACAGTGCAAAAACTAAAAGAAGCAAGAGCAAAACAAATCTTCACGGATGAAACTCGTAAGAAAATGAGTGAAACAAAAAAACGTAAAAAATTTACCGAAGAACATAAGAAAAAAATTGCAGATGCAAATATAGGTAAAAGGTTATCGGAAGAAACAAAAAGAAAAATATCTGAAACTTTAAAAGCAAAGAATAGCGATCTTAAATAACACCATGGCAAAACAACCAGAAAATAATTTAATTAAGAAACCGCATAAACGTATGCAAATGAACCAGAAAGAACTTATAGAGTTCAGTTTATGTGCTGATCCTGTAACTGGTCCAGAATATTTTATCAAGAACTTCTTTTACATTCAACATCCTACACATGGTAGATTAAAGTTTGTTCCTTTTGATTATCAGGAAGAATTACTTAAAAACTATCACGAAAATCGCTTTAGTATCAATATG